AATTTCAATTTGAACCATCTCTTCACCAACGAATGGGAAAAGATTTGCTAAATCAAAAGATTCTCTTACTGTTAATGAGCCAGAAATAAATGGTGAGAAAATATCTTCATAAATTGTGATGGCAATAACCTGAGGAGCAATATCCTGCTTCAGACCACCACTGGTAAATATGTCACATTTTTCAATACTGACATCACCAGCAAATCGTAATTCTTTATCTGATGATTCCATTAAATTTCGTCTTTAAAGTTTTTTAGAATTGTTGACAATAGTTGTTTAGAAATAATTTTTATACTTCTTTTAGATTCATTTAGACTTCTTTCATAATTAGCATTAGTAATTGGAACAGCAGAAGGGTAATTTGAAGAAACAGTTAATCCATTAGCATTTTCATAATGATGAATATTGTTAGCTGAACTACCATATTTGTCAATTATATACTGATCAAGGTTTGATTGTGATAATGGCCAATCATTAAGATAATCATATCGCTCGTTAACCAACATAATAATCCAGTGGTATTGCGCATTATCATAAATTTTTTCAGCAACAATCTCTGGTGTTTCTCCTTCAACAACATCATAATAATCATATACTGTAATATTAGCCAGAACATCTCTACGAAAACGAATATTTCTTGTTATGTCAGTTAAAATTAATGCTTTAGTTTCAGTGGACTGCGACGTATATGGAGTTGATATAGTTACTATTGGTGTATTAGAATATCCATTACCACCCTCAGTAATAACGATATCTGTAATTTGTCCATTTAAAACACTGGCAAAAGCAACTGCAGCAATATCGCCTGATTCTGGAGCAGAAAATGTAACTTGAGCCGAAACATATCCAGATCCAGCATTTGTTATTTGAACACCAGTAACTACCCCACCTGACATAAATGCTGTAGCTGTCGCTTGAGTTCCAGAACCTACTGTTTTTGTAATATCAAAATCATAAAGAAACTTCGGGAAATTTTTAAAATACATTATAGTCCATCCTTAACTTTCTCTTTAGTCAACAGAGCCAATTCACGGAATTGAAGCGTAATATCAATTTGGGTTGGCATACCATCTGAAAAAGTATTAAACATTCCATTTGGTGCATAATTAATACTCATGTCGGTAAGAACACAAGAAGTGTGGCGATGTATATTTAAATTCTCTTCTCCATTATGGTAATAAAAAATATCAAACTCTGATGGGTAGATATAAACGAAATTGTTATTATCTTTAAACTCTGGGTGCATATGATATTTAAATTGTTCAATAATATTCATAACCTTTTTCGCTTCACTTGAGTTTCTTGGAAAAAACTTATAATCAAAACTAAATGTTCTGAAATTAACACCCTTAAATACTTGTTCTTTCTTAGGGTTTGCTGCCATACCTGAAGCGACTGAATTTCCTGCGCCATTTGGTCCTTTTGATAAAGCAAGGTTTGTTAAAATTGATGCGCCAACACCAGTTACGTCTGTATTATTACCCTGACCACCCAACGCTTTTGCAATTTCCCACCCTTGTTGTGCTGCAGCACCGCCCATGGCCAACGCTGCAGTATCATCTTCACTCCAAGCCAAACTATAATTGATAGCAAGATTATTTGGAATGTGTAAAGCAATTGCGGTCTTTAATCGTTTCTGCTGACGAGTTCCTTGAAACCCAATAAGTGCACCAACAGCTGCGCCTGTGGCAGTACCAATAGCAGCACCTTTCCCTGCCCCAGCTACATCACCAGTAAGCAATCCACCACCAATAGCACCTTCAACTCCTGAAGCAATGGCATTGGCAGCAGTTAATTGAGCAGGTGTTAATCCCATAGCAACCAAATCACCTCTATCTCTTGGAGTCAGATCTTCAACTGCTTCTGCTCCACCTGGAGGAGTAAGTTTAGAATCAGTAGCTATGTTTATGTAGAAAATAGCATAATTACCACCATACTTTCCTTCATTAGAATATAAGTCTTCTGGGTATGTATAATTTTGTATACCATATTTTCCTCCATCAAAGATGCTCTTACCACCTCTTGGTGTATAAAGATTTTTCTTCGGTGGGGAAGCAGGTGGCGCTTTGGTTGGTGTAGTTGCCATTTAATTTCTCTAAATAGTGGGTTATTGGCTATTCTATCACTTATTTATGTTCCATAAAAGATTGTTTAAACCTATATATCCAGAAAAATATACTGGAGATCCAACTAATATTATCATGCGATCTAGTTGGGAGACAAGATTTGCATCATGGTGCGACAAAAATCCAAGTATTATAAAGTGGCAGTCAGAGGAAACTGTAGTTCCTTATCGATGCCCGACTGATAATAAAATACATCGATATTTTGTTGACTTTCAAATTCAAGTTCAACAGAAAGATGGTTCTCTAAAACGATATCTCGTTGAGGTGAAACCAGCCAAACAATGTGTACCACCAGAGTATCCTGGACGTCAAACCAAGAAATATATTACTGAGTCTATGACTTATATTAAAAACCAAGCTAAATGGAAAGCAGCGACCGAATATTGTAAAGATCGTGGTTGGGAATTTAAAATCATAACAGAAAAAGAACTTGGCTTAGTTTGACCTAAATAATCATTATGGCTACCAAGAAACCAATTCAAGACGTTTTCGACCAAAACAAATTCGATCTTTTAACTGCGGTAAAGAGATCTAGAAGCTGGTTCGAAAAACAAGTCGCTGCTATGGCGACGCAAAACATCACCCCAAATAAAGTGTTAAGGGGTGACCCAAGTAGCATGCGATCAGCTATTGTTCCTGGGAATTTATACATGTATAAGTATGACCCAAAAACAAAAGAAACACTCCCATATTATGATATATTTCCATTAGTGTTCCCATTTAGAAAAACAGCAGATGGTTTCTATGGATTAAATCTGCATTACTTACCGTATGATCTACGCATTAGATTATTAGATCAGCTATTGGTTTTTAAATCAAATAGTCGTTTCGATGAAACTACAAAAATTAAATACAGCTGGGCATTAATTGACGGAGTTACTCGTTTTGCTGCAGCGAAACCTTGCGTGAAACAATATTTATCCGCTCACGTAAGAAGTCAATTTAGGCAAATCCCTTCAGAAGATTGGGCAACAGCTATGTTACTACCTGTTGAAAAATTTGTTGGCGCATCTAAACAACAAGTCTGGGAACAATCCAGAAAAATTACAAGAAGAGCATAAGATGGCAAACTCACCATTAAATGATTTTATATCAAAAGTAAAGCAAGATGGTCTTGCTAGAAATAATCGTTTTCTAGTATGCATTACTCCGAAAGCGCCATGGGAATTTGGACCAAACAACTGGTTACAAGATGCTCTATTATTATGTGAGCAAGTTCAACTTCCTGGTACCAATTATAATACTGCGGATACAAGAACGTATGGTGAAATAAGAAAAGCACCATATGAAAGATTATATGATGATATTAATATGTCATTTTATGTTGACACCTCAATGACAGTTAAATTGCTATTTGATAACTGGATGATGAATATTCAAGATCCAGGAACTAGAAATTTTAACTATTATGATCAGTATATTTGTGACATTGTTATAGAAGTACAAGACACAAAGAATCAAACTAGATATGCAATTCAATTAAGAGAAGCATATCCGAAAAGTATTGGTGCTATTCAATTAGACCAATCTAACAAAGATATTATGAGATTATCTGTAAATTTTGCCTACAAATATTATGTAGTTGGGAAGCCCATATCTATTCGAAATACTGATAGAGCATCTGGTGGTTTTGCTGTTTATAATTTTAATGGTGATACACCAAGCACGAATGACCCAGTATTTAAAGGAGATAATAGAACATACCTTATTCCTCCAATTAGTAGTAGATATAATCCAATTTTTAATGAAACGCCAACAGGAACAAAACAAACAAGTAATCCTAACAGTTTTATTAATAGGCTAAAGAATTTCGCAATTGGCGCAATTGGCGCAAAAGTTGTTTCATCACTACCTGGAATTATAGGGAGATAAAAATGGTAGAAGAAATTAAAAAAGACGAAGACTGGATGCAGAAAAAGTGGCGTCCTGCGATGGGATGGATGTACATGATTGTCTGTATGCTAGACATGGCAATCTTTCCAGTATTGTGGAGTTTGCTACAAGTATTCACCCACCAAACAATTACACAATGGAATCCGCTAACATTACAAGGTGCTGGCTTGTTCCACTTAGCAATGGGTGCTGTTCTTGGTATCGCAGCATGGGGTCGCACACAAGAGAAAGTAGCAGGTGCTGCTAACAATGTTACACCACCAAGTTTACCAGTCGCAGCTGCGCCAACCCCAGTTGCAAAACCAACCCCAATAATTAGCACAAGTAACGTAGGGTTAGATCCTTCTGACCCACCTACAAGAAATACTCGTAACGACGGATAAATAGAAAATAATGAAAATTGATGAATCATTATCAGAGGTATTCGGTACAGTACCTCAAACAAAAACTCTTGAAGTGATTGA